ACCAGCAGTTGCAGCAGCTGGCGGCGCTGGCTGTGCTTTAATGCTTGTTGAACCAGGTGTAGTAGATAATGGTGTAGAAGATGATGATTTACCAACACTTGTTACTTTTTGTTGTGACATTGGTACAAACTTTTCTTCTGGTTTTTTAGGAGTTCCTTTACCTTGAATATTAGTTTGATATTTACCACCTTTATATTCAAACTGTCCTGTTGATTTAGAACCCATTTTTTCCGCTTCTTTTCTTGCCGCAGCAAAAGCCTGTTTAAATGTTTGTGCTGTAGAAGATGATGCTGGTGCCGCTTTAGGTGCAGATAATGTACCCGGTTCTTTTGTCTGAACTGGTGCAATCTTGGCAGGTAACTCCTGGTTCTTAACAGAAGGTGCTAATCCACCTCTTCTTGCCATAGAACCAACCATTCTTTGCTGTGTATTCACATCAGTTGCTCTTGGTGTAGTAGAACTACGATATCCCGCAACAGAAGTTTTACCAGCATCCGTTTTGCGGAACACAGGATTACCTGGTTCTGTTTTTGTACCTTGGTCAGGAGTAACAAGAGCAGCAGCAGTACCAACTGGACCTAATGCCTTTGCAGTAAGTCCTATTGCTTTTGAAGCAGTAGGTGCAAGTTTTGGCGCCGCTTGATTTAATGCAGATGACACCGATGAAGAAGATACAGGCACACTTTTACCCATATTCATCATCGGACCTTTCATAGCAGACATATTCACAGAAGGTTTTGGCATCATTTTAATAGGATTTGCTGTAGTTTTTGCTGATACCTTATTAAGAGCAGCAAATCTTGCACCGGGTGCAGGTCTGGTTGCTGCTGCCTTCTGGACACCCGCTTTCGCAGGCCCGTGAATAGCAGGAGGATTCATCATATCTACTGTCGTAGCAGCTTCAGAAACCGACTTACCCTTTGCAGGTGCGCCTAAAAACCCTGGTCTTCTTTCATATGCTTTGCGCGGATTTTCTTGAGAATAGCACCAGCAATGCGTTCACCTTTTTCACCGCCGCCTGATTTAGCAGCAATCTTAGAGAACATTTTGCCTGGTTTGCCGAGGTCTTTACCAGCACGACCAGCCTTTGCTGAATATGCTGCCTCTTCTAGACCTTCACTAAGGTTATGCTCGTCTCTTGCGGCATCAGCAAAATGCCTGGCAGCAGCTTTACGATCTGCCTTAGAAAACATTTTGTGCCAAGGTTGAGAAGCATCGCCGTGTTGCTTATGATAGCTGTGGGCAGCACGGTCTGCGTGATAACCCCAAAGTTTCTCTGCTTTAGCGTGATCATACTTACCTTTAGCAGCCTTACGCACTAGGTTCTTTACAATAGGCTGATGACTTGTATGATAGAGATGAGTATCGTTATCAGCATGGAGTGTTAGTTCTCTTGCTGCATGGGACTCGTTGATTGATTCCTCTTTAGCATGAACTTTAGCCTTACCGGTTAGTTTATCGGTGGCCATGTCAATGCCTTTTTCTCTTTTCTTAGATTTTTTAGCAGCCTCTGCCTTTTCTTTTGCTGCCATATCTTTTTCCCACTGACTCGAATCATTATAAACGTTCATAGCTCTTGATGATTTATTTTGATGTATTAAAGCCAGATTTTTAAGTTCATTTGATTTCTTGCGATGATAATCTATAATCTTTGGTAAAGAACCTTTACCATAAAGTTCATCAAGTGTATTTTCGTTAAATTCTTTCTTTGACGATACCTTAGCCGCAAATGGTTTAGATGGATCATCACCGCCATGTAACTTTCTTTTTGCTAGCTGCTCACCTTTTCTTCTGTCTTTATAACCTCTGGTTGTTTCAACACCTGCTAGATATCTTTTTAGTTTTTGTCTGCTTGCTTCATCCAAGTTTGCTTCTTTCATAGATGCTCTTGTAGGAGTTGTGCCTTGTTCTTTTGTTCTGGATTGACTAGCTGCCTTGGCATCATCAGGATCATATGTACCACCACCCTTCTAACCCGAGTAGTTTGTTGGATCTTTAGGTTCAACTGTAAGACCTTCTTTCCATGTTTTCTTTTCTAAGACTTTACGCTTACCACCCATCTGGTCTTTACCGAGACGGCCGGCGATGACATCACCACGGGTTACTTTGTCATATGGAGGATAGTTGTTAGCAAGGTTACCATCGTTTGGTTTACCCTCTTTCATACAGTTATATGCTTCCTCAATGGCAGCATCATAAGCAGCAAGGTTCTCACGAACCACTGCATTGCGATTAAACACACCAAACTCTTCGTTTACATGTGCGATAGCCTGACGACGAATATCACCGTCCTGCTGTGCCTGCTTAACCGCCTCTACAAGCGGATCTTTCTTAGAACTGTTAAAACGGTTATTAAACATTTTGGTTTCCTTTAAAAGTTATTCTTATTACAGATAATGATTTATTTTCTCTTCTTATTTAGTGATTTTCTTTTCCCGAATAAACTGGTTGCCTCGTCATCAGCAGCCTTTTTTTGCGAACCGCCAAAATCAATGTCGTCCTTAAAAGAGGAGTTAGGTGTCATACCTGATAAACTGCTATATGGATCCTCCAAACTCTCGGCACGGATTAGTCTATCGGCAGTCTCTTTGATCTTCTGCTCTGCTAACTTTCCATATCTTTCTCTAAACCTTCTCTTGGTTTCTTCACTCATAGACCATCTCATGACTGAAATTGGTTCTGGTGGCATAAAACTGTTATCACCACTGGTATCACCAGAGAATGATGGGTTCTTGGCAGATGTGTATGTTTGACCTAGTCTATCATTGACTTGCGGAATCTTGCCATATACTTTAACATTTTTATCTTTATTTTTCAATTTTAAAACCTTCATTGTTGCGAACTTGCCAGGTTCCTGACCTGGAGTATCATATTTGTATCTGTCTGTAAGTTGCTGTGTGCCAAAGTTACCAGCACCACCAACTTCGTTTAGCATATTCTGGAATCTACGGTCCGCCTCGTTTAGAGCAAAGTCCTCAATCTCTTTTGATACACTATTAATCAGTTTATCATATGTTTCTTTGATAACTTGTTCTGATTGGTTCAGATCAAGGTCATTCTTAACCTCGATGATCCTCTCAAATAACTGGTCGTATCTATCCAGATTTTCTTGTGCGGCCATCCACTTTGAGAAGCGGACGTTCTCCATGATAACTCTACCTTTACCCTGTCTTGCCTCGTTGCGTTGTTTAGAAACCTCATTACTGGTATTTACAAACACCATGATTGTTTCATAACCTTGCAGTTCCAAGGCCTCTTTGATTGTTTTGATTTTAAGGTAGTCGGATGTTCCGTTTACTACAAGATTACCTCGTATTTCAGATGCATGAAAGTTCTCTGCTGAAATCTCGGTGAATCCATTAGTTAGTATTGCTTCTTTAAGTATCTTATCTTTTCCACTACCTGGTGTACCGGAAAGGATAATGGCCTTTTGTTCTTTCACATAATGCATATCAAAGTAGGATGGATTATCAGCACCAAAGTAGCGCATGATCTTGCCTGCTTCGGAGTTAGCCTCATTCTCAATCTTGGAACCAGTAGCACCTTCTCTCTTAATATTCTTACCAAGGCGTCCATCTAGGTTCTGCTTATGATGTATCAACTCATGTGCTACTGACCTAAACACATCCATTGGATGACGGTTCTTTGTTAGAATAGAAACAACCTTATCACCAGGTGAATAAGAAGCAAATGATGGTTGGTGACCTTCTTTACCATCTTCTTTATACTTAATAGTTGGTTTATCATCAATGCCTAGATGGGCACAGGTGTAATCAACAAAAGACATTAGTTTATCATGGAAGTCTTTGCGAGAGATGCCGTGTGTTGTTTCTTCTGCTAGGTTCTGTTTAGCAGCATTAAAGATTTTTCTAGCAAGGGCCTTATTGGTTGTTGGTGCAACCGACATAAACTTATCAAACTTACCTGCTTTGATATACTTACGCATATCGGTACCAGAGATACCAGCCTTGCGTTCACCAGAGTTGATTACATCAAACTTCTTAAACCCATAGTTCTTTTTTGGATCAAACTTAGGATTATCTCTAGGTAATACATACTTGCCAATAGACCGCTTAAACTCTGCTACACGATCACCACCAGTAATCATTGTAACATCATCATAACCTTCATCAGATAGTTTCTTACAGATGGCAAATGCAGTTGTCGCATTTGGATCATCAACGACATTAAGACCTGGAAATAGTTGTCGGAGAAATGTTACTTTTGTTTGATATGGTAGGGGATTTTTTACTGCGTCATGTGATTTGGAAGTATAGACGCGGAACTCGGCACCATTTCTATGTGCGTATTGTGCGCCATATTGGATCATCTCTGCGTGACCCCTAGTAGGAACTTGGAACCTACCGAATATAAAGACTACTTTTTTCATTGCTCTCCCTCTGCGGGTTGATGTTATGATTACTTAGGTACTTTTAATGGTTTAACTGGTTTAACTGGTGTAATAGGTGTTAATGGTTTAGGCGCACCTTCGTATTTCTCACGAAGGCGAGCCTCTTTAACCACTCTTCTAATAACTTTTATAGGACTAAACATTACTTGGTCCAATTTTTTGTAGCAAGGAAGTTTGATCTACTAAACTCCATGCGGTCGATTAACTTTACTGCACTACCGCCTGTAGACCAGGCTGCAACATATCCTTCTGGTGCTGTCACTCTATACCCACCATCTGGTGTATGCAAGAAAGTTCCAATATCATTTACTTGGTTAAACTTATGTATTAACAAAGTC